ATGTGACCATCCAGTTACACTATTGCGGGTCCCAATATGATAGAGGACTTAAAACCGAAAGGTAAGATAGAGAACGAGTGGTGTCGCTACTATCCCTAAGGAAGACCTACCAAGGTCTCTTTATGAAGTAATCTTGGAATATGGAGGTGGGGACACTTCACGGAGTAGTTTAGTATTTCGTTTCTCAAAAGGAAACGGAGCTTAAGGTGGACCACTACTCTGACACATCTACGACACAAAACTAAATGGAATTTAAATTATCCAATTAATTAAAAATACATTAAGGAAAAGTGTCCATCAGGTTTGAGTGAAAGGTGACTACATAGTAATGAGCCGTTCATTGCACACGGAGACCCCAAGTCAAAGTGTATTGTTACGAAAGACCTTTAGTCCCGCAAGGACGAACTGGGGTGGCAACCTCGGAAAGAGTTGAGTACTGATAGAGTAATTCAAACCTCAAAGAGTGGTATACTTAAAAGACCGTCACTGAGAAATACTTCTCAAAAGGAAGTGGATACGAAGGGAAACAATAATCCTTCAAAAGGTTCTCAAAATAAAGCTATAATCTCAGGCTATATTAAAGATTCAAATCAACTTGGTCAACATCAAATATTCTAAATTCATTAAGACCAAGTTTGTCAATTAACTTATGTTTCAGAGAATGTCTGAAATTTTCACATTTAGAAATTTCTTTTTGTTCTGTTTTTAATTCTCCATGAATTGATAAGGTATCTTTATTATCATATTCATCTGAAAGATAATATCTTGAACGAGTTATGTGAAAATCACATTTAACTTCTTTAACTGTACCGTTTTCAAAAACAGGTACTACAAGGTTTTTTAAGGTCACATCGGTATCAGTTAATTTACACATATCATTAATATTTATTAATCAATTATTACATCAGGTGAAAAAATAAAAGGTAGATAATATTCGTCTTTCATTTTTTCTTTAAGAGATTCAACGAATAATGTCTTCACATGTTCTTTTACAAAATCACTTTGAGATGATTTCATAAATTCAAAAATTGGTAATGGTTTTGAATTGCCAACAACTATAGATGAATTTAAAATTTCAAAATCATAACATAAAAGAAATTTATCATTCTTAGTTTCAGTTATACTATAACTTGTGACTTTAATTTCAATGAATGAGTCCTCTAATCCGTCAATGGATACCATTATTGGTTTTTCAAATATTTCGGATAGTAGATTATTTTCTTCAGCAAAGTTTATAAAATTTTGTTTAGTGAACTCTAAACTCATCATTCTTCTGACAAATTCTTTTGATGGGTAGTTATATTGCTCCATCACGCTTTGGATTCTATCTAATATTTTCGGATAAATTGGCATCTTAAATAAATATTCTCTTTTTTCTTGTGCAAATGATTTTTTTATATTACTTTTGTCCTATGAATAATAATAAATATACAGTTAGAATAGAAAACGAAAAGTTTGGGACCTTATTGAACGAAACATTCATTGACCAAACGCAGTTTAAATTATTCTTAAAAATGATTAACGGATGTTTGAGTTTGAGTAATGACTTAACCTTCTTTAATGGGACTGATTGGTTGGTTAACATTCCTTATCGTTTTTTAAAAGATTCTATTGTATTAACAAACACTGAATATTTTACAGTTTCAGACATGATTATTACCAAATCAAAAATGGAAACACAGGTTTAGTTTCTTGGTTTAGAAAAACCAAGTGGTGGGCGACTTATCCAAGTCGGGCTCAAAAGGGGAAGTAATTCCCCTTTTTTTTATTTTCAGGGATATTTATCAAATAAAAACTATGGCGAATATTGTAATATCTGAGGAGCAGCTAAAAATGTTGATGGACTCAAAAAATACAAAACCAATCAAAGAGGATAAGGATGGTAGTTATATGACAAAACAACAATTATTTACGATTGCAACATTGGCTTATAAGATGTGGGAACAAATGTCAGATGACGACCAGTTGGAAGATTGGATGGAATCTAAAATTGCTCAGTGTGAACAAAGTGTAATATCGGTTGTAAAAACTTATTTATATGACGAAGTTCAAGACGACGTTAAAGGTATGGATACATTAAATTATAATGATATTGTTATTGGAAAATGAAAGATGTCTTAAAAAAATACTGGTCACAAATCCTATTAGGAGTTATTGTAATTGTTATGGGAATATATGTTGGTGTCCTAATGAATAGGGAACCAATTACCGTAACTATTGAAGACGGAGCAAAGATAAATGCTCTTCGTTCACAGGTTGATAGTTTGAACAAACAAATGACTGACTTGAGAATTGCTTATGATAATAAACAAGGTGAAGTTATCACCAAAATAAAATACATTAAGGAACAAAATGCTCAAGAAATTAGTAATCTTGGTAAGCTTAATCTTGTTCAACGTGACAGCGTTTGGTCAAGTTTTGAAGCCCCATAGAATCGTATATGAAGGTGACACAGGTGTGTTCTTCAACAAACAACAAGAGTTGTTATTATTGACTATTATCAAAACTGAAAAGGCTCAAAAGAAAGAGATTGAGCAGCTTTATATCTATAAAGATAATTGTGATAATCAGTTAAAGGCTGAACAGAAGGCAAATGCTGATATGAATAAGTTATTTACTGATATGGAATCTGAGGCTAACAGATTGAAAGAGAAGTATAATAACGAACTTATTGAACATGCTAAGACAAAAGAGAAACTTGAAATCCAAACTGATAGAAAAAAGAAATGGAGAGGTGTTGCAATTGGTTCGGGTATTGTTAATTTATTATTCATTTATTTGATTGCTCGTTAATTCTTAACTATCTTTGTGACGTGAAGAAGTATATCCACGTCAATCAACACAAGATAAGGTCCAACAAGAAGAACAATTCTTTGGACCCAGTCATTACCATTAAAGAGGGTAGAAAAAACACGTATTGTTCTGAGGTTGAAATCTTGGGACCTAGTCGTGTTGTGTATGGTGGTAACGATAAAACGTTATTGTCTTGTGGTGCTCGTGTGATTATTGAAACTGAATCTGAAATAAATATAATACGATGAATAGAGTTTTTTTAATTGATATTGATGGAACAATATGTGATGACATAAAAAATGAGGAGTCACATTTATACCCAACGGCAAAGTGTTATCCTGATGCATTAAGGATAATTAATAAGTGGTATGACGAGGGAAATGTGATAACATTTTTCACTGCACGTGAAAGTAAGGATAGAAATGTTACTGAAACTTGGTTAAAAGATAATGGATTTAAGTATCACGGGCTGGTTATGGATAAACCAAGAATTAAAGATGGTCAGGAATACATTTGGATTGATAATCGTAAGGTGAGAGCAGTTACATACTTAGGTAATTGGACTGAACTAAAGGAAGTTGAAACTAAAATACAAGTCTTTGAATAATATGAATAGAAAAAATAACGAAACCGATTTGACAGGTTTGGCTATTATGATTATTGTTTTCACAATTACATTTTTTGTAACTTTATTCTCTATCTAATATGGCATCACTTGAAACACAATATTGGAATTTTTTGGAAAAGAATCCTGGCTCAACTCTTACCTTTGAAGAATGGAAAACAAAGTTGGGCAATGAATTAAAAGAGTCAATTGATAAAATTCAGGAAGACAACTACTCTCCATATTGTCCTGTGTGTTCAGGTTGTGGTGAAGATGGTTGTTGTAAAGCAACTATGTGTCAGATGAGTCCTGATGGGAGTTACTGTGAGTCATACCTTAAAGATTTGAAGGTTGGATACCTTATGGATGAGTGGGTTATGGAAAATTTATACGAGCAATTTACAGATGAGATGAAAGCGGCTTACGATAAAAAATACGATGAATTAATTTACGAATTATGATAACAGAAATAGAAAAATTGGAGAACCAATTAGAGGACTTTGAAATGGTTCGTTATAGAATGAACACAGAAGGTTTCCACTATTGTTTCAAACATTATTCATCATTTATAGATGTTGATGATGATGAATTTCACAGATTAAGAAATAAGTATTTGGAAGTTTCTGAAGATTTGGAACAATATGTTCTAAAAAAGATTGAGAGTTTAAATGACAGGATATTGGCAACAGATGTTGATACGGAAGTGGAAATAAAAACATCAACCTTTGACCTTTATCTAAAATATAAAGATGAGTTCGCAGGTTATGATGATGTTCCAAGTTATGATTGGTTTTTACACGAATTAAGGTTTAACGATAAATTTAGAGAAAAGTATGGGAACGGAACGAACTATTGACGAGGTTTATGAGAGATATGCAATAATTGCAGGAATGACCGGACAGGTGGAGAGTTTGACAAAAGAACAATTCATTAATAAAGTTAATACCGATGATGAGTTTGCAAGGAAGTGGGAAATAAAAAAATGAAAAATTATGACAATAGTAAAAATTAAAAGTGGTGATTGGGAAGTTGAGGTATCAACATCACATGGGTATTCCTACGCTTCTGATATAGTTAATTTCTTAACTGCATCAATTGAGTCTGCAGTTAAAAACTATGTTGAGCCAAAGACAACAATCAAACAATCTGACTTGGATATTAGAGACAATAAGATTGAGTCACTGAAGGAAGATTTGGAGGTGGTTCATATGTATTTGGATGACCTGTTAGTTACCCGATTGGATGAGAATAATGAGACATACTCAATCGTTGGAAGAATTAAACAATTTAAAAAGAATATGGTTGTACAAGTGTCAAACTTGGAATCAATGTATCGTCAAGAACAAGGACAACTGTATTCTGAGAAGGAAGTTGAAAAAATACTTGAATCTCAAAGAGGTAATTGTTATGTTGCGGTATTGAATAAAACAAGTAATGAAGAAATGGCAACAGCTGCAGGTAGTGCTTTTGAACCAAGATATTGGAGAAAATCTGAAAAAATATGAAACTAGGAGAATTTATTAAAAACTTTAGTCACAACAATATTGTGAGATTGCACCACAAAATAAAAGGTGGAAACCAACTTGTATTAGAAGATTGGAATGATGTATCAATGGACCACGAAATAGTAAATGGTAAAGGTAAGAACAGACATTATATTAATAATGAAGTGTTAGGACTTACAGCAATATATCTTACACCTGATAGAGGACATCATTATCCTGAAGCAATCAACATCGTTATTGAAAAATTGGAGAATCAGCCTTATATTGAGGAAGTAATAGATGAACAACAATATCATTCTTGTGAATCAAATGGATAATTTAGAAATAAAACCAGTATCCGAAATGGAAGCTTATACCACAAGAGTATGTGAAATCAGATTTGATTGTATGGTTACAATGCATGATGTGGGATATAAAAAATATGAAGGAATGTGGGGACAAGAAACAGAATCAAAAACACCACAATGGTTTAAAGCAAATTATAAAATAACATTGGAAGGTGTTAAACATGCTGACCCATATGAACTTGGAATGAGAATTAAACAAATGTTCCATCAGATGGAAGATACGATTAAAAAGTATGAAAACGGAACGATATGAGTAATACATTAGACAAACAATACACAGACCTACTCCAAACAATTTTGGATTATGGTGTTGAAAAGAAAGACAGGACAGGAACTGGAACCAAATCAATCTTTGGTTATACCATCCGTCATAATATGAAAAACGGATTTCCACTTCTTACAACAAAGAAGATGGCTTGGAAGACAATGGTGACTGAATTACTATGGTTTTTAAGGGGTGATACTAACATCAAATACCTTGTTGATAATAATTGTCATATTTGGGATGGTGATGCGTATAAGAATTATCTGAATAATTGGAAACCTATTGGTGAAGGGCCTATTTATATTCTTCCATTATCACAAGAAGAATTCATCAACAAAATCAAAACCGATGATAAGTTTGCTAAGAAGTGGGGTGAATTAGGACCTGTGTATGGTAAGCAATGGAGAAGTTGGCATTGGAGAAGTGAACCTGTTTTACCTGAAGAAAAGTATATGATTTACACAACTGAAGGTAAACCTGTAACTTGGTCAGAGGAAAAATACATAGACCAAATCGCAAACCTAATCAACGACCTTAAAACAAATCCAGACTCAAGACGACTAATGATTTCAGCTTGGAATGTAGGTGAAATAGACCAAATGGTGCTTCCACCTTGTCATTATGGATTTCAAGTTTATACAAGAGAGTTGAGCGCTCAAGAAAGATTAGAATGGGTCAAGACAAATTTACCTAATGTTGAAGTAAATGGTTTTGTCACTGATGATGAGTATTCTCACAAATGGGTTGAAACATTAGGTAATAACATACCAACCAGAGCAATCTCTTTAATGTATAACTGCAGAAGTCAAGATGTTCCGTTAGGTACCCCGTTTAATATATCTTCATATGCTTTACTATTGATGATGATTGCCAAACAGGTCAATATGGTTCCAGACCAATTAATTGGTAACTTGGGAGATTGTCATATATACCTCAATCAAATTGATGGTGTCAAAGAACAATTAAACAGGGAACCTTACCCACTACCAACAGTAAAAATATTGGATACTCAAGTTGACGATATCGCCCACTATGAAATTAGTGATTTTGAATTAATTAATTACCAGTATCACCCGACAATAAAAATTCCACTATCCAATTAATTTTTGAAAATTTCTGATATTTATATTAAAGGATAAACCTTAAAGTAAATCAATATGAAGAAGTTTTTGATATATGAAATAAAAAACAACATTAATGGTAAATCTTATGTTGGACAATTTAGTGGAAAGTCATTTGAAAAGTATTTTGGGAGTGGCAAATTAATTAAGTCGGCGATAAAAAAATACGGGATAGAAAATTTTTCTAAAATCATTATAGAGGAGTGTAATTCCAAAGAAGAACTTAATCAAAGGGAAATTTTTTGGATTAAAGAACTTAAAACAATTGAAAATGGATATAACTTAACTGAAGGTGGGACAGGTGGAGATTTATCTGAGTTCATCAATTATAATGAGGAATGGGTTGAATATCAGAGAAAGTCGGCGAAGAAATATTGGGGCACTATTAGTGAAGATGAAAAAAAAAGAAGAAGTGAAATTGTTTCAGGTGAAAAAAATGGAATGTATGGTAAAGTTGGTTTTTGGAAAGGGAAGAAAATACCATTAGACGCTATCAAAAAGTCACTGGAGAATAGAAGAAGTTATAATGGGGAACAAAACCCAAATTGGAAAGGGGGTGTGAGTTATGTCTATTGTGAATGTGGTAAAAGAATAGGATATGGACATACTCATTGTAATAAATGTAGACCTAGAAGTGAAAGTAATAACCCATTTTTTGGAAGACAACATTCTGACGAAACTAAAAATAAGTTAAGTGAAATTAGAAAAGGGACATATAATGGTGAACAAAATATCCCAATAATAATTGATGATGTTGAGTATCGTTCATCCGGAGATGCTTCTAAAAAATTAGGTATTCCTATGGTTACAATAAGATGGAGAGTTATGAGTAAAAACAAGAAATTTGACAATTACAGATATAAAGATTAAAATTAAAAAAATATAAATTATGGAAAATTTACAAATCAAAATTACAATCACCGATGGTGAAAAAAAAGCAAAAACCACAATTGGTGTAAATGATTATCTAAATATGAAAAATCTTCACGGGGTTAGTTTGTTAGATTTACAAGTGGATACTTTATTGGAAGAGATTAACAAACCAGTCACACCCAGCAATTAAAGCACCTTTATCAAATTAATCTATGATATACATTTCATTTAAAAACAACGATTATTTAAATACAGATTTACACCAACAAATCTTTGATAATATTGATAATTCAATATTAATGTCGTCGGACATTATAAATAAAATAAATTATAATGATAACCCAACCGGATATTTACGTTCAGTTATTAATAATATTGATAAATTGTTTTGTCTTCCATTTACTGAAGGTGAAATAAGTTATTTTAGTGAACAAGAAATTAAGTTGGCGATTGATTATAACATTGAATGTTATTATGTTTCATCAGTATTTCCATTCCAATATGAGTTAATAACCGACATTAATAACTACACAATATTAACTTTGGAGGAAACAAATAGAAAAATTAATCAAGAACTAGGATAAATTATGGCAAACATTTGTACAACAGACATCCACTTCTATAGTAATAAAGAAGGTATTGGCTGGCTTGAAAGTCAGATTCAAATTTTAAGAGACACAGAACATAATGAACGAGTAACGAAGTTTCGTGAGTTATTCGGGACACCTAACGTTGAAAGTTATACTGAAACTATGGGTTCAAAATGGGTTGATTTTGGGGGAAATTGGGGTAGAGAAGATGTTGAAAACTATACCCTTCAGACAGAATCTGCTTGGTATTATCCTGACCAAATGATTAAAAACATTGTGGATAAATTAATGGAATTTGAACCAAGTTCAAACGCAACAGGAAGATATTGGGATGAAACATATTCACCAGTTGGAATTTTTGAATGTAATTCTACAGGAATCCATTATGATGAAACTAATGTTGAAGAAGATATGGATGAATGGCAAGAAGAAAATCCTGATGGTAATTTTTGGGATGAAGTTGTTGAGGGATATTTTAATGACTTAGAACTATGACGGAGTTTGAAAAAATATCAAACACACTAGTTATCAGTTTGGCAAATATTGCATATAAAAATGGTGATATTTCTGACATTGGTAATGAAATAGGTGTGGCAATTGGTGAATACCTGTCAACAGAAGAAGGACTAAATGATTTTATATCAGGATTGAAACACGGAATATCCTTAAAAAATGGAACACACTAATGATGAGTTATGGTGTCATTATTCCGACCTACCAAGTGTAATGGCTTACGAAGAACCAAAAAAGAAATATCCTGATAATGTTGTATGGAGTGAGGAGAAGGGTTATTATGCCCATCTTCTTCCATATGCAACAAATGTCGGTGCACCAGTAATCATTCCTGAGAATGTTGCAACCTGGAAAAACGAAAAGATTCTTAAAACAAATCATTACTTTCAAAAAAGATATGATGAAATAAAAGAGGAATATCAGAAATTGGTTGATGAGTTTGAGTGGAATAGGATGGTTTATTCGGCTAATTATAACTTCCAACCCGTTGTTGGTGAAAAATATTACTTGTATCGTAGAAATAATGGAGAATATTTCTTATCTTTGATAAAACCAACGGAGTGGAAACAAGAATTCATCGGTGAATTTGAGTTAGATTCAGATAATAAGTGGAAGAAAATTAATTAATATGGAAAACAATAATTGGGAAGTTAAATGGATTACAAGTGAACTTGTAAAGAGTTTAGAGTATTGGGAAAAACAAGAAAACTCAAGTATGGAGTTATACAAGTTAAAAATATCACCTAAAACTATTTCAATAGATGAAACAATGACCATTGTCCCTTTTGAACTAAATGGTAAGAAATTAAGAATGATAATAACCGAAGAATAATGAAAGGAATTATTTTAGCTGGAGGTTCAGGTACTAGATTATACCCTATAACAATCGGAGTGACAAAAACTTTGTTACCTGTATACGATAAACCAATGATTTATTACCCACTTTCGACACTTATGTCTATGGGTATTAATGAGGTTCTCATTATCTCAACACCACAAGATAGACCAATATTTGAAAACTTATTGGGGGATGGTTCTCAATGGGGTATTAAACTTAATTATGAGATTCAGGAGAAACCTGAAGGACTTGCACAAGCGTTTATGATTGGTGAGAAATTCATCGGTAATGATTCAGTGTGTTTAATCTTGGGTGACAATATCTTCTATGGTATTGATACCGACAAAGTTAAAGAACAGATTCAAGATTTGAAAGGGGGATTAGTATTTGGGTATCAAGTTAACGACCCCGAAAGATATGGAGTTTTATCATTCAACAAGAAGGGAGACGTGACGGGTATTCAAGAGAAACCAAAGAAACCCAAATCAAATTACGCAGTTCCTGGTTTGTATTTCTTTGACAATTCAGTTATCAAAGTTGCTTATAATGTCAAACCATCCGAAAGAGGGGAACTTGAAATAACTGATGTTATCCAACATTATTTGGACTTTGACTTACTTAAAGTTCATAAGTTACCGAGAGGGGTTGCTTGGTTAGATACTGGAACGTTTGAGTCATTAAATCAAGCGGGACAATACGTTGAGACCATTCAGGAAAGACAAGGATTGATGGTTGGTTGTATTGAAGAAATTGCTTATCAAAATGAATGGATAAATTCAGAAAAAGTTTTATATTTTGCAGATAAGTATAAGAAAAACTCTTATGGAAAATATCTCTCAAAAATCGCAAACCGAGAAACGAATTAAATGTGAAGTTAGATTGTCAACGGAACCATATTTTATGAATGCTAATTTAAATTTTGATGAATTCGTAATTTTGGAAACCACTAATGAATTTTTGAAAGGGACATACCGTATGAATTATATGACAATTAAGATTAATGATGAAATTAAAGAATATTTGAATTAATATGGAAAAACCAATTTTATTTGATTTAGGAACCTATTTGGACAATCGGGGCTCATTCACACCTTTGTCTCTCAATCTATTTGAGAAGAAATGGATACAGAGTAATGTTAGTGTTAACACTAAGATAAATACGTTTAGAGGACTCCATTTCCAAAAAGGGGAGTTTGCTCAAGCAAAGTTATTAAAGGTTATTCACGGAGAGATAATTGATTATGTTGTTGATATGAGAGAAGGTTCTGAAAATTATATGAAACTACAAGAGTTCAAATTAACAAGGAATAATGCACTATTAGTTCCGAGAGGGTTTGCTCATGGATTTATTACTACTGAGAAAAACACCGTAGTTCAGTATCTTGTGGATAATGATTATAATAAAGAAAGTGAGGGAACTTTATTTTGGAGTGATGTCCCTGAATTACACAAAAAACTAAAAGGTAAAGACTTAATTATTTCAGAAAAAGACAATCCTAATGCGTTTATCAATTAATATACCGTATTGGCACACTAGTGAAGATAGGTACAATGGTTTGTTATTTGTAATTGGTAAAATAAGTAAATTCTTATTTGAACTTAAAAAACAAAACATAGAATGTGTTTTCAACATCTTTGATTTCTCTGAAATTAAAAAAATTGAAAATTCAATTCATATCCCTTATCCAATATCTGAATATAAAAGAGCTGAGAAGATTAATCACATTATAAAATATAATTGTGATAACATTTGTCCTGAAATATTTTGTTTATTTGATAGTGATATCTTCTTTGATGAGGAAAGTTATTCTAACATTATAAACCTAATCAACAATTTTGATAAAAAGTTTTTCTATGTTGGGAGAGTTAATGACATCATATTTGATGGTAATGTCCAATTAGATTTAAAAAACTTAAAGCTATCTGGAAGATACCATTCAAGGAAGAGAGATGTATTTGGACTAGGTGGAGTTTATTTTGTTGATTTTGATGAGTTACACACCATTGGTGGTTATGATGAAAACTTCATAACTTGGGGAGGTGAGGATGATGACTTAGGTAATAGGTTTGCAAGAAAAAGAATATTCAGACAAAATTTAGATTGTGATTTTTTTCATTTACCACATGAACACGTTCAGAAAATAGATTGGAATCAATATAAGAAACAGTGTGAATTAATTACACATAACGTGACCTTTAAACCTTCAAGGATACTTTCAATATAGAGTATATTTATTGTTATGAAATTATTTTTATCGGAGAGTTTCGTTAACGACGTTGTGTCTAATCTTTATGAATCAAAAACTAATGATTTAAATAGGTTAAAGGCTAAAGAGTTACAAAAAATCAGGTTAATTAACCTTGACATGAGAGCTGCCAAGGAGGCCATTTATAATATAATGAATTCTGAATCTGAGGAGAAAGGAAGGATACATTATAACTTTTCTATTGAGGAATTTATGTCTTTGAATTTAAATGATGAAGATATTTCTGTTAGAAATAAATTCAGGTTCCATGATTATTTTGAAAGATTTTATTCTTCTCGTCATAGAGGTTTTGATTTTGAAGGGATGGTTGCTGGTTTTATTAACGGTGAAATATCTGACAGAAGTGATACACCATATGATGTTATAAAAAATAGTGATGGAAAAAAATATTCTTGTAAAATTTTAAAGTCAGAAAGTGAAAATTTGGTTATCAAAGGAGTTGGTAAACATTTAACTACGTTCATACAAGAAAAATATATTTCGGGTAGTATTACCGATGAGGAAGCTTATGAAATTACTGAAGATAAGAACCCATTAAAATTCATGTTACAAAATGACTTTGAACATATTGTTGAAGAATTTTTAGATTTGACTTTAGAGGGACTTGATTATGTAATTGTTGGAGTACCGAGTAAAGAAAAATTATTGATTAGATTATATCTTTATGGTAAAGAAACAATTAAATCTTTCATTTTATATCCACAACAATATGGTAAGGATAGTTTTTTAAGTGAGAGTAAGAGTCCTGGTCAAAAACAATTGAGATTGAGTTCAGCAATTTTTAAACATGCTGATGAGGTTGGACAAATAATCTTCCCTAAAGTTACCGATAAAGATTATGAGAAATTTCTAACACCGACAAAAAAAGGTGTGAGTGTTATCGGATTATTAGATAAATTTGGAGATAAGTATGGAGTCAAAAAAATGGGTCAAACTTTGCCGCAAGATATGGTTAAAGACCTGGCAAATAATCAGAATTTTATATTAGATTTGCAGAAAATATTATCAAATAATGATTGATGACGTAATTAAAATATTTTATAAATGGTTACAAACTAAACCTGTTAAACTTGACGGGATTAAAGTTGTCCCAATATTAACTGATGATTTACACATTGATTTTGAATGTAATGTGTATGAGGATGTTAGTTATTACGACTGGGCGGTTAGTTTAGCAATTGAATTACACTTTGAAAGATTTCTTAAACTATCTGGAATGCTTGAAAGAGATATTTTAAATGAGGGAGTATCAAGATTCAATACAATATTGGATAAAGAAATTCATTTGAGTTCAAAAGATTTATCAAAAATAGATGAAGCGTGTGAAAATATAAAAAGAATCGTTTTTACACCTTCCCATAATTTATTTACTGCGGATGTCAATGTTGATTTTGTAACACTTGACCCCAGTGATGATGGTATCGCAATTGTGTTAGTTGTTGAATTCCTAAGACCAAAAATAAATGGAGTATCAACAAGTAATCCTGATGAATTGAAACCATTAGTTAAACCAAAGTTTACATTTCATAATGAACTTGAGGATTTTGAATTTCAATTTTTAAACAGTGTTACAAACGTAATATGGAACGGACCCAAATCAATATTCAATCAAGACACTATGTTTGTATACCCCAAAGTTAATTACCGATATAAAGGTAAATTTGTTTGGGGATTTGAGGATTAAAGTTTAACTCCTGTATTATAAATCTCGTCCCATTCATTCTCCAAACAGTAATCTAAGAAATCTTTTGGTGACATTCTATAAGAGTCATCTAATCCATATACCCAAGATACAAATTCAGAACAATACATTTTATCTTCTTCGTGTTTTTCTTTTTTCTTGTTCCACTTACCGGTTAGTAATTCAATAGGTTGTTTAATTAACAATCCCTCAAAGTCATAAGCGGTTAAACCTACTTTACTCATTGCCTTTGTTGCAATTTTCTTTTCAGCAATTACTCTAGGTCTTCTCATAACAATATAATCATATTGATATTCTTTAACCCACATGTCAAATGGTTTAACGTTAACTCCATTATCTTGAGCATCAATAATATATGGTTCACCCCATATCCAAATGAATAATGCTGTGTGATTAATCTGAGATTTGGTCGCCCATCTAATCATTTTACTGATTAACTTTTTTCCACGACAATGTAGAACGTCACCTGTTTTAAATTCTGTTATATCCATCATATTCATAAATATTCCAATAAATACATTTGACAATGACGTTGATATCAATTAATTTTATATTATGAAAGTTCTTATGCTCGGAGGAACAGGATTACTTGGTTCCGAATTTAAAAAAATATCTGATTTTATTTTATCAGGTAGAGAAATTGATATAACGAATGAGAGTGAACTATACTCCAAGTTAGATGTAATCCAACCTAATATAATTTTATTAGCGGCAGCTGAAACTAACTCTGTTGATATTGACAAAAACCCAATACCTGCTATTGAAACAAATATAAAAGGTCCGGTAAATGTTACCAAATATTGTATTGAGAGGGATGTTAGGTTGGTATACATCTCTTCAGATTACGTTTATGATTCACAATCCGACAATCACCAAGAAGATGAACCATTGAAACCTTTTAATCTATATGCTTGGACTAAGTTAGGTGGTGAGTGTGCGGTTAGGGGACATAAAAATTCACTAATTATTAGAACATCTTTTGGTTCTTCAGAGTATCCATATGAGTTTGCTTACGTTAATAGATTTGTAAGTAAGGATTATGTTGATGTAATTGCTCCGATGATTAAAGATTTAGTATTATCTGATGAAGTCGGAGTCATCAATGTCGGAACAGGTGAGAAAACGTTATATGAACTTGCAAAACAAAGAACACCAAACGTTAAAGAATTCAAACAAAACGTAGGTCAAATATTTGTAATGGATACAACAAAATTAAAAAAATTTTATAATAAGAAATGATTGAATATGCGGATGTAATTGTGGACCTACAGGCTGGAGACACAGGAAAGGGAAAGGTATGTAATCACCTTTCAAATGAGGGGGATTATACTCATGTAATTAGATACAATGGTGGTGGAAATGCTGGACATACTATCTATAAGAACGGAGTTAAGATGGTGACTCACTTCATTCCTTCAGGGATAGTGAATGGGATAAAATCAATCATTGGACCTGGATGTGTTGTGAATGTTGATAAATTGGTTAAGGAAATTAATGAACTACAACTCAGTGGTGTAAAAGTTATGGGTAACTTATTCATTGATAAACGAGTCCATTTAATCACTGATGAACATGTTGCTGAGGATTCAAAAGATGTAACTATTGGTACAACTAAAACAGGTAATGGTCCCGCTTATCGTGACAAATATTATCGTAAAGGAGTTAGAGCTGAGAGTTCAAGTTTTCTGAAAGATATGGTTATTGATATCTACGAAGAACTTCATAATGATGAAGATAACAAGATATTATTTGAAGGAGCACAAGGGTTTGAACTAGATGTTGATTGGGGGGATTACCCTTATGTAACATCTTCACATTGCACTGTTGGTAGTGCAGTTCTTAATGGGGTTCCACCACAAAAAATTAGAAGAGTTTATGGTGTGTGTAAAGCATATAACACATATGTTGGGGCTAAGGAGTTTGAAAAAGATGAAAAAGTATTTGAACAAATTAGAGAAGTTGGAAATGAATATGGTGCGACAACAGGAAGGAAAAGACAAATTGCTTGGAATAATTTAGATGATATTATTAAAGCTGCAAGAATCAATGGAGTAACTCATTTGGTTGTAAATAAGATTGATGTCTTGGAAAAAGTTGGCAAATTTAAAATATACCACGAAGGGATTGAAAGGTCATTGGTATCAAAAGAATTCTATCAAATCTATTTCACAAATGTAATTAAACAAACTTGTCCCCTTATTAGAGAAATTATATTTTCAGAAAGTGCTGAGAAAATTTAACGAGACTGTTGTTTAAGAAGAACACGTAATAAATCTTGTTTAGAGATTGTTACGTCTTCATTACTTACATTTTTGATTGGCTTCTTAGTCTCAACAACGGGTTTCTTTTCTTCTTTAGGTTGAGCAACTTCTACAGTTATTTTTGGTTTTGTTTCAATTTGCTCTTGAACAACAACAGCAACTTTCTTTTCTTGTTCTACTGTAAAGATTGAGTTCCAAGGTTCAAAGTAAACATCATCGGCTATTACTTCTAAACGCATCATTCCTTTTTTACCTTCAGGTAAAAACTGTTTAGTCTTTGGTATTGTTACTTCACAAGTTCCTTCATCAAAAACTCTACCATTAAACATATATGTTAAGTCATCTGACTCAACAACTAATCTAACTTTGGAATTTGCCAAAGAAGTTCCTTCAACTTGTATATTACAGCTGAATTTGTTTACTTTATCTGTGTATAATTTGTAACTCATTTCTTATTGTTTTCATTAATAAATATGTTAACACTTATCTTTTTCGCTTCAATTAAGAAAATTTCCACATCCTTGATTGTGACTTTGGCTTTTGTATTTTTATTTTTATTAATTCTTTTTTCAAATTCTGAATCATTTTGTTTTAAACGTGTAACCAAAGATATAAGAACCTGTTTATCTTCTTCATCTAATTCTTTTAATCTTTTTCTAATAGACGGAGCGGTACCATATCTGGTAACCTCATCAATAAGACAACCCTCTCTCCAAGTGACAGGCATCTCATTCCATTTAAAATCAGCATCATCCCAAGTGTAACAAATCGTTGCCATTATATTTATAAGTAATCAAATTTTGTTATTTTTCAATAGATGTCAGATATTTCAAACCAACTAATTAAAAATAGTTACGATTATGTCCTTCAATCAGATTTATCAACTGGTATTGTTTATCGTATTGGTGGAGCAGTTCCAGTTAATCCAATCTTCTTGTCAGGTCTTACTATAAATAGTGGATTTACATATTCTGATGGAACTGAACAAAATGGATATGTTTTAACTTGTGACCCATTTGGTAATGCTAAATGGGCACCTGTTTCAGGGACAACACCAACATCAGGTGTAACAAGTATAACCGCTGGGCCTGGATTGTCAGGAAATTCAACAACTGGAGCAGTTACAATTATTAATACCGCCCCTGACCAAACTGTAACAATCACAGGTGGGACAAATATACAGATTAACGGAACATATCCTAATTTCGGTATTGATTTTACGGGAACAACGGGGGGTGGGGATTACTTACCTTTGAGTGGTGGAACGGTAACAGGGGGGACAATATTCCAAAGCGGATTAACTGCTAATACAATATCTGCAACAACATATCAAAACTTACCTTTTTCGGGGACAGTTACAGGTGGAGGAACGACAAACTATGTCCCAAAATGGACAGGAAGTACTGGATTAGGTAATAGTCAGATATTTGATAATGGGACAAATGTCGGTATTGGAACTATATCACCATCTGCAAAATTAGATGTTAGTATTACAGGTGGGACAATAGGTGTTAGAATATCGGGAGATAGTTCATCCGATATGTTACGATTAACCCAAACTGGTTCAGGAAATGCAATATTAGTTGAAGACTCATCAAACCCTGATGCAACCCCATTTGTTGTTGCGTCTGATGGTAAAGTTGGTATTGGAACAACCTCTCCCCAATATTTTTTAGAAGCGATAACTACAGGCGGGGTTGACGCTGTGATGTTATTTGATGGGGGAATTGCAGCAAACGCTAATTTAGTTGCGAGAGCGGATACCACTCAAAAATTACCTGTGGTTGTAATGTCAGATAGAAACAATGCTTATGGTGTTAATACGTCATTCTATATAGGATTAGATAGGTCACCTTCATCACAGTACGCAGGTAGAAATGACTCAATTTACGTTAATAACTATACTGATAAAGGTCATTATTTTGTGACAACTAATAGTGTTGGTACTAAGTCAGTTAAAATGTCAATTTTAGGTAATGGTAATGTCGGTATTGGAACAACATCACCTTCAGCAAGATTGGATGTCAGTGGTGATACACTTTTAAGAAGTGGTGTTACATTATCTAATCTATCATCTTCAGCAAACACAAGGTTTATTGTATCAGATTCAAACGGAGTTTTATCATATAGAACAGATGTTCTAACTGGAACTACAATAACAATCAGTGGTGGAACAGGTATTACTACAGGTGGAACATACCCAAACTTTACTATTACAAACTCAGCCCCTGACCAAACAGTGACCATATCAGGGGGAACAGGTATCACAACAGGGGGAACTTATCCAAACTTTACATTAGTTAATTCTGCTCCTGACCAAACTGTAACAATCACAGGTGGAACAAATATACAAATTAATGGGTCTTATCCTAATTTCGGTATTGATTTTACAGGTGGAACAATTTTAAAGTATTATATATCAGCAACAACACCAACAGGAATAATAAACAATGGTGATAGATGGTTTAATACAACAGATGGTGTTGAATTGGTTTATGTGACAGATGGTGACGGACCACAATGGGTTCAACCAAACAATGGGGGTAGTAATACAGGAACAACAAGTGGTGGGGATTATTTACCAATATCGGGTGGAACTGTAACTGGTAATACAACATTTAGTTCGGGTGTCGCATTAAATGCTTTAACTAGTTCTGAAGAGATAAATAATATTGTTGCTGATAGTGCGGGTAATCTTTATACCTATACTGATGGTGTAACAATTTCTGCAGGTTCTGACCCTGCGGTTAATAGTG